TTTCAATTTGACAAAGTTCACCTCTTCGTCAGTTGATTCTTCATCATCTATTATACTATCCTTGAGGAACTCTTTGATTGGTCCATAATGGAGCTCAATCAAATAATCAAGGTAGGCGTCAATGAATCTCATGGATGCCGTGGACATGTGGTCCAAAGGATCTTCACCCAAAGTCAAAGCATAATCTTTATTAAGATTGTACATTGCTCTGATGAACATGAGGATCGGGTCCGAAACTCTTGTTCTTAGGATGACTTGATCTGCAAAATGAGATTTGACAGCTAACAAAAGCTGGTCAAGATTGTCCTTCTCTAAAAGTTGTCGCTCTTCTAAAGTGGATGGGTCGATCTCGACGAATTTGTTAATGGGTTTGAATACAGAGATCATTCTGTCCTTGTACTTTTCCTTGTCACAGACTAAGCTGAGAGTACCCTTGGATGCCTCTTTATGCATGACGTCAAAAGCTTCTTTTATCAAAGGTCGATAATTCTTGATAAAAGGAACAATGCTTCTGAAGTTGCTGCAAAAATATGAGTCAAACAAGGAGCGTCTTAACATAACTTGATAATCAAGAGGAGACTCAGCTGCCGAGAACAATGTCACGTCATAGACTGTGAACAATTGCCCTGCGGTGTTGGGGTATCCTGTAAAATAATTACCATATGTAAAACATTGGAAAATAGCCTGAATGTAAAACTTTGGGTCATAATCAACATCAGATGGAGTAATCCATAAATCACGTGGAATGTGACTGAATGTCAATGAACCTGTTTCACTAGCTCTAAACATGATGACACTCTCTCTCTGTGAGATACCATCCAACGTTGCTGTAGTAGCGTTGTTGGTTGTACCATCTAAGAAAGTCAATGCGACATTTCCCGGTACATCCGTAGGCATAGTGGGAACATAGAAGATTGTGAGTGCATTCAAACGCCATCTTTGGTATAAACCTGAGATGGCAGTGAGGCGAGTGCCGAAGATTCCTGATGAGCCCGGTGCAACTCGGCAGGAAAATGCTTCAGCAAAAGCGGGGACTCCCCCTCCGGAAAAACCAATTCCAGAAGGGTGTAGTGCTTGGGATCCTCTGCATCGGACTCCTTTCGCACTTCCCCTACCCGATGCGCCCGTCACACGAACTTCTTCTGTTGTCATTGCATTAGTGGTAACTTTTGCATTGTAACTACTAGGGACTCCTTGAGTTACTACAACAGGTTGCGTTTGAGAAATCTTGTCAAGGATTTTCTGTTCACTAGAACGTGGATTGATTGGGATTTGTCCTTTCAACGCGATATCCTGGGTAGTGGGACCGCGTGATGAGTTGAAAGAACCTACAACTTCTTTCCCTGTGTCAATTACTTTTAAAATTGAGTTGGGGAGTTGTAGAGCACCTG